GGTTTCCTGACGTTCGATATATCCGCGACGTTTTCCCTTGGTCTTCAAATAAAAGAGAATGGCAACCAAGTTACCACGGTCAATCTTAGTAAGCAGTTTATTTTCGGCAATATCAAGGTTTCTTTCAACGGCTTCATCTGCGGCAGTTCTAAGAATATCAGAAGCATTTACGCGGGTCGAAAGGGATTGTCTTTCCATTCCAAGCGCCCTAGCTGCATAAGTAATTACTCCCCCTGAAGCAAAGAGCGCCTTGATAACCAATTCATCCTTAATCTTCTTTCCGCTTGTCATTTTTTATCTGTCATACCTTGTCCGGTTTTATAGGCATAATCACCACCTGCAAAACCACGCTATTCCGTCTGCAATCCATCAATTTCTTGGCGGTTTCCGTTTCGGTTTCCGATAAATCTAGTGTTATTTGAATTCCTCCATCAACCAACGTCTTTACCTGATGCACATCCGCACTAAACTTTATCAATCCATCTTCCTTTGGTTTTCTAGGCATATTTCACTTATTTCAAGTTGATCCTATGTTGCTACAGGGTTGCTGACGGGTTGAAACCACGTTGAAACTATGTTCCCATTCTATAAAAAGATAGTCCTATTGTCAAAGACGTTGCTTTTTGCTACCCTAATTCAATGGCTTGCCCTAACTGCGGATCTGAAGTTATCCCCTCTCTTCATGGTGGACCGAAGAAGATTTACTGTTCCGCCCATTGCCGGTACCACTCGGCCAATCTAAGACATCCTCGCCACCCTAAACCCAAGCCTCCCAGTATAATGCCCTATTTCCTGTTGGGCCTGGCCTTAGGGCTTCTTGTGGTGGTTTTCTTAACCGCTCCCAAAACGAAAACTTTACCAGCACAGATTATCATTCAAACGGCTATCCCATTATCCTGTCCTATCGCTACCCCTATTCCAACTCCTGTCCCCTTGACTTGCCCAGCCATTCCAATCTATGCACGAAAGACAAGTCAATTAGGATTGAATTTCATCTCCCAATATGAGGGGTTTTCCAATGCCGCTTATTTAGATTTCCTCGGTAATTGCACGGTTGGATTTGGGCATAAAATCAGGGATGGCGCCTGTAAAAAAGGCGATTGGCCCTTATATGTTTCGGACGAGCAGGGAGTAGTTCTCTTAGAGGATGATGTATCAAAAGTGGATTATCAGATTTATAAAGCGGGCTGGAATCTAAATCAGAATGAATGGGACGCGATTTCCAGCACCCTATTTAATCTTGGATGGCCTAACTTTATCCTAACACCTATCTATTCAACCCTACAGGATGGTGATTTAACCAAGGTGCCTGACGCTATAAATCAGACAATCTGTTGTGTTACGGGACTTATTACCAGGCGGGCGGCAGAAGCACAATTATTCCAAGACGGGATTTATTAATACACTAATTCCAGGATATGTATATTCATGTTCTATAACTTCATAGTGTTCTGATTTGCCATATAAAATTAAATCAATGAACTCCGATACTAATTTATCTGCCAATTCTTGTGCTTTAATTGATAATATCCTGCAATCAAGGCAAAAGCAATATCTATTCTTGGGATAATGTCTATCCATTTTATTCCCCATGATCCTCTAAGAATAGACGGATATACTCATCATGGTAAATCCAAATGTATTCTTTGCCAAACCTGCAATAAAGCAACCCTTTATCGGCTTGATGATACTGTATAAAACTTCTAATAAGATAACCGGCTAAGAAGAATAATGTAGGCGAAAACCCAAGATATAAAATAAGGATAATTCTCATTTTTACCTCCCGAATGACATCCACACCATGCCTACGGCTGACAACGCACAGAACGCGCCGCAACTCCAAGTCACTACAAGGATACCGACCATGAACCAGAAGGCTTCAGTACCTGATATTTTAGAAGGTGAAGGTTTCATTTTGATTTCATCCTTTTTATAAATTCCAAAATATCCATCAACGCACAAGTAGTTAGAATAATTGCATAAATATTTTTGCCTTCTTGCAAAAAATCAAATCCTTGTGGCACCGCAATCGCAGTTGCAATTATTATCGCACTATAAACTATTACGAATCTCATTTTTTCCTCATTTCACCAAACTTATGAATTCCACGGAATCTATTTTCCATTCGTCCCCATCGTAAAGCAAAAAGAAACGATAGGAATGGGGTTGCATTTCCTTCTTGAAAAATAGGGTGACAAACGCCGAAGCCGTATTGTTGTAGACTAATTCCGGTCTCAATTCTTGAATGCTTATTACCCCATATCGTCTCATGGTTTCGATGAATAATTTGTAATCCGAATGGAAATTATCCCAACAGACTATATCGCGGCACCTTTCCGTGAGCATGTGCCATGCGCTTCCATAGTCCGCCATTTGCAACCGTTCAAAGAAGTGGAAAACGACCGACCAAACCGGCGAGGCCTCCACCGTCTGCGTCATATCCGGGGTTGGGGTTATGGTTGCCGTCGGGGTTCGTGTTTCCGTTACCGTTGGCGGTATTATGACCTTTTCTATCGGAATTGCAGTGGGCCAAACTATCGGAGTAGGGCGAGTCAAGTAAATACCCAAAGACATACTTCCTACCACGGCCACAAGCACCAGGAAGAGGGCCAGGATTGCGTAGGGCATAGGATTGGTCGGCTTCCGCTGCGCCCGCTCCTCTAGTTCCTCAAATTGCTCTTGGCTGATAATTATCGCGTTCGCTGGCGGAACGTATGGCAATATTCCTTTCGGTTGTTCAGACGGTTGGTCGGTCATTTATTTTTACCCAAAAAGCCTGCGCCCGCATAAAGAGCCAACCCAAACCACCAAACTTGAAACCATCCTACATTTTCCCAAGTTGTATGCGCAAATGCGTTGCAAATTGCGTTAATGGATGAAGAAACCATTCCAATAATTAGAAACCATAAGCCAATTCTTTCTATAAACTGTTTCATTTCAATATCCTCCTTAAATACTTCTCGGATATCCATCCAGTCTTTCCATCCTGCCGAATGACGTTTACATATCTTCCCTGCCAAGAAAGTTTATGCACCACCACCCCGGCGCTGCACCATATCTTGGAAGGGGACCAATCGTAAGGAAGAAATTTCAAAGATACTCCTCCTGCCCCAATATCGTTTCCGGGCCACCAACGGGATACCATGAAATTACATTCCGTTTCTTTACCGTAGAATTTCTCTTTCATTTCAACTTGCGGGAAAGCGGGACCGGGATCAACCTTTCCCGTAAGACAAACATCATCATGCCCAACCATATCCACATAATGGAAATAATCGTTTAGACACTTGGTTACATCATAAGTGGATTGTAAAAGAGCCTGGGTATAAATATCCCAGCCGCGTGAGAATGATTCCAATTTATGCTTGGCAACTATAACTTCATTTGGCGGAAGAATTATCCCATCCCGAGTCCATTGCCCTTTCCAATTCTTTGATACAAAACCAAAATTAACCTGTTCAATCCCATGCCCCCACACATTAAACCCATACTGCGGATCGTTCGCCCGTCCGCCCCATTCTCCCAAACCTGCATGATAGGCAATCCGATCCAATGGCACCCTTTGGTGAATACTTCCATCCGGCTCAATATAGATATGGGCCGTATAAATACTGGCACAAGCCGCCGCATAAGTCACGGTAGCCGTGTAATGCCAGGTTAAAAATTCCACCTTATTGAATGGCCTTAGCGTATTCCACCCCATCGCGGCTGGAATATAAGGCTTGATTCTTGGATCGTTCACAAGTAGGTTATCCTGGATTTTCATTTCTTCTTATCCTTTCTCTGAACATACTTCATCTTTTCCTACAGTGTTGGCAGTCTACTTTTTATAGACGCCTACCTATTTTTCTTATACTTCCACGGATGGCCGCCCTTCTTGCCTTTTGCTTTGATACTTCGCATCGGGGAGGCTTTCCATCCATTTTTACGTTTTGTCATAAACGCCTACCTATCCTTCTCGCCCAAGACGGATGCATCTGTCTGGAATCTTTTAGCATGTTGCTTGCAATACAAATTTTCAGGTCCATGTCCACTTGGTCTACGGCATTGATGAGCATAAATATAATAAGGAGCTTCGCTAACTTCCATCGCGCAACGACCTTCCTTATATTTTTTATAACCCAAGTGGTTATATCCATATTGATACTTTTTGGCTTCCTCAAGAGTTTTGGGTTCATTTCCTAACATTCTCTTCCTCATATCGGTTCGGGTTCGGGAAAACGGTTGCTTGCAAGTCTACTTCCCTCGAAAAAGATTTCAAAGAATTCGCAGTAGAGCGGGCCAGTCTTGATACTGACTCTTGCATAACCAAAAAAGGATTTTATTTTGGCCGCAAGCCCCTAGTCCACCCAAGACGAGGGGGCGTCCTTCTGATTTCCATTCCGCCTGCCGCTCTACTGCTTGTGCCAGAGGCCGGAGTTGCACCGGTGGTCGTTGTCTGTCTCATATTCTCAACGTTGCCTCGTCTTTGCTACCTCTAGCAAGTGGCCCGGACCCTCTGCGATCCGGGCCTGTCACCTACTGCTTCACGTTATAAACTTCGCGCCCTCCTTTCAATTAGGATTTTACTTCCCGGATGCTGCAACTTGCATCCCCCGTCTGCCGGAATTTCTCAATCTCCGGATGATCGGCGGCGTATCCATTCAATTCCCGCGTCAGCCAGGTTACACGCCCCTTCACGAATACCGCCTGCTTGAATTGCCCCGTTACCGTGGATCCGAATTTCAACGTTTCTTCCTTGATCCGATTATACAGTTCCCCGATCCTGTTTGCGGCCGCCTGTTCATCCCCCAAGAAGTCCTTATCAATATCCTCCAAGAACCTCTTTATTTCAGCCGGCATGATTTCGTCAATGGCCTGTTTCTTTTTCTTCGATAGCTCCTCCGAGGCTACTTCAGCGGTTTTCAATTCGTCCAAGAGCTTTTGGATCTCAGATTCGTTCATCTTTCCTCCTCAATCCGGGAATGTTTGTTGCCCTATTTCTTGCTTGCCTTCTTAACTTTGATACCCGATATTTCCTCGAATACTTTGGCGTCAAATTTCGGCAATGCCATAATCTGCCTCAGGACTTTTGGCGGGCATTTGCTCCATGCCTCTTTGTATTCATGCGTATCCAAATGGCCTCCCGTATCACCTTCGGAAACCCATTCAGTCAAAACAAACCACGACCAAGTCAGATTGAATATTTTCCTATATTCCGCCTCGGTAACTTTTTTATTGAACAGGAAATATTCGCGCTTAGAACAGAATGAGCCCAAAGGCGATTCAACATTCCAGTTGCCGCTGTTCAGGTTGCCGCTGTTCATGTTGCCGCTGTTCAGGTTGCCGCCGTTCAGGTTGCCGCTGTTCCAGTCGCCGCTGTTCCAGTCGCCGCTGTTCCGGTTGCCGCTGTTCAGGTTGCCGCTGTTCCAGTCGCCGCTGTTCCGGTTGCCGCTGTTCATGTTGCCGCCGTTCCGGTTGCCGCTGTTCAGGTTGCCGCTGTTCCAGTCGCCGCTGTTCAGGTTGCCGCTGTTCCGGTTGCCGCTGTTCCAGTCGCCGCTGTTCCGGTTGCCGCTGTTCCGGTTGCCGCTGTTCAGGTTGCCGCTGTTCAGGTTGTATAAATTTCTTAAATAGGAAACGTTTTTACCCTCAAAATATTCCTTGATTTTCTTG